GAGCGAGGGCGGCTACCACGAGTTCCCCTTCGCGGTGCCGCGCTGGGACACCGCCAGCGGCGAGCTCTACGGGCGCTCGCCGGGCATGATCGCGCTGCCCGACGCCAACACCCTGCAGCAGATGGGCAAGACCTTGCTGGTGGCCGGCCACAAGGCGGTCGACCCGCCGCTGCTGGTGGGCGACGATTCTGTGCTGGGCACGCCGAAGACCTTCCCCGGCGGCATCACCACCTTCGACATGCAGGCGGCGCGCGACCTGGGGCGCATCCCCGTCGAGCCCTTGCAGACCGGCTTCAACCTGCCGCTGGGCCGCGACATGCAGCAGGACGCGCGCGACCAGGTCTGGGCCGCCTTCTTCCGCAACGTGCTGCAGCTGCCGGTCGACGCGCCGAAGATGACGGCGACCGAGGTGCTGGAGCGCAAGGAGGAGTTCATCCGCACCATCGGCCCGGTGTTCGGGCGGCTGGAGAGCGATTACATCGGTCAGGTGGTGGAGCGGTCGTTCAAGATCCTGCTGCGCGCCGGTGCATTGCCGGCGCCGCCCGAGGTTCTGCGCGGGCGGGAGGTAGGCTTCGACTACGCCAGCCCGGTGGAGCAGGCGCGGCGGCAGATCGAGGCGGCGGGCGCGGCGCGCTCGGTGGAGCTGCTGGCGCCCTTCGTGGAGGCCGACCCGGCGATCATGGACAACTTCGACGGCGACGCCATCGCCCGCGACACGCCGGAGATCTTCGGCCTGCCGCAGCGCTGGCTGCGCGCGCAGGAGGAGATGGATGCACGGCGCGCGGTGCGCCTGGCCGGCGCGGTGCTGGCGTCGTGATCGGCTGGCGGCGGAAGGCCGCGCCCGATCCGGAAGCCTTCTTCGACGATCTGCGGCGGGCGTCTTTGGGCGAGCGCTACAGGCCGCAGGACCGCGCTCGTGATTTCCGCGCCGTGTTCTTCGGCGACTCGACGCCGCAGCAGGGGCGCCGCGTGCTGTGGCAGCTGCTGGAGTGGTGCCGCCTGTTCCGCCCGGTGAGCGTGCCGGGGGATCCCCACGAGACCTACCGCCGCGACGGCGAGCGCAACATCGGCCTGAAGCTCTTCATGGTGCTGAACGCCGAGCCGGGGCCGCCGGAAGACACGCAGACGCAACAGGAGGACAACGCGATATGAGCGACACGCCAGCGACGCCGGAGACATCGACAGCAGAAACGGGCGAGGCGGCGCCGGACTGGCGCGATGCCATCGAGGAGCCCGGCCTGCGCCGCGTCGCCGAGAAGTTCACCTCGCCGGTCGAGGTGGTGAAGTCCTACGCCGCGCTGCAGAGCCGCCTCGGCCGCTCGGTGGTGAAGCCGGGCAGTGACGCGGGTGCCGAGGAGATCGCCGCCTACCACCGCCAGCTCGGCGTGCCGGAGACGCCTGAGGGCTACGAGGTGGCGCTGCCGGAGGGCCTGCCCGAGGCGCTGCGCGACGATCCGGCGACGGCGGCCCTGCAGCAGGAGTTCCTGAACACCATGCATGCGGCGGGCGCGCCGCCTGATGTGGTGCAGCAGGCGCTGGACTGGTACTACGGCCAGGTCGGCGAGAGCCTGACGCAGCAGACGCAGGCGGCGGCCGAACGCCGCCAGGAAGCGGAGGCCGGGCTGCGCCGCGAATGGGGCGGCGAGCACGACCGCAACGCTGCCCTGGCCCAGCGCGCGGTGCGGTCTTTCGGTGACGAGGCTTTCACCGAGTTCCTGGAGAGCCACGAGGCCGGGGGCGTGAAGCTGGGCGACCACCCGGCCTTCCTGCGCGCCTTCGCCGCCATCGGCCGCGGCATGGGCGAGGACCCGCCGCTGGCCGGCGCCGGCGAGAGCTGCGGCGGCAGCGTTCAGGCGCGCATCGACGCGCTGCACGCCCTGCAGCAGAGCGACCCGCAGAAGTACGCTTCGCGCGCCGTGCAGAGCGAGTTGCAGGGCCTCTATGGGAAACTCTACGGCGGCCAGCCGGTGGTGGGGAGTGAGGGGCGAAGACTGTGAGCTGGCTTCCTAGTACACGCCAACCATCAATCGATTCGATGCCAGCTGCAGCATCCAGAAGGCGAGTGCCATGCCAAAGCCGAGCAGCATGCTGCCCCAGCGTCCGCGCTGGCCGAAGAACATCACCCCTAAGACCGCCAGCCCAAACGCAAAGACGCTGCCGAAGATAAGGATGCTAGGCACAATAGCGACGTAGGGCATATAGCTGCCCTGAGTTTCCGAGAAGTGCCTGGCTGCCTGGAGGTAGGACAGCGAGGAGAGCGCGGTATTTGTGATGAAGGCACCGGAGAAGCACCAGGTGACCTGGGGATTCCTCAGTCGAGCAAGACGCCCTGAAAAGCCGGACCCGGGCGCAGCCATAGCTTTCTTCGGCGGTGTCGAGCTTTTGACGGCGTCCGCGGCCGGGAGTGAGGAGACCTCAGGCGCGGGCGCCGCCGCGGTCGCCAGCCGTGGCGCTTCCTCCACTGGAAGGCCGAGTTCTTCCATCTCGCGCCGCCGCTTAGCTTTCCGGATTGCCCGTTCCTGCGTAGAGAAGTGACCGAAAAAGGCGGCTAGCTTCGGATAGAACAGGACCAGCAACACGAAGAGGACAAGAGCGAGCTTCACCCCTTCGGGCAGTTGCTTCATCAGCGCATCGAAGGCTTGGCTTTCCATCGGTCCCCCCAGACTCGCTGAACTATGCAGCGCGTGCCCGGGCGATCCCGGATACGCCGGCGTGCGGTCAGTCGGCAATCCTACCGTGGCGACCCGGCGGCCCACACCTGCAAAGGCGCGAGAATACCACCAATTGCCTCTGGCAGTACCCTTTCGGGCGGGACAACTCCCTTATGGCCCCGCCTCACATATACATTCGCAGACCCAAGGCCCTGAAGCCGCAGGGCGCGGCCTGCTTCGGTTGGCGGGGCTGCGGGGTTCACATGTCCGTGTCGGCAAGTGTAGCGGCGGCGCCGACGCTCACTCCTTTCGTCACCCTCGGGCTTGTCCCGAGGGTCCAGGGCGACCGCTAAGGAGGTTGCCCTGGATCCCGGCTCGCGCTCGCGTTGCTCGCTTGGCCGGGATGACATCAGGAGTGAACGAGGACCTGTGAACCCCGCGGCTTTCGCGGCCGCGGCAGGGACCCGTGTGCCCCGCGGCTTTGCCGGACAACCGGACGGACTGCTCAATCCAACTCTCTTTCGAAAAGGAGATGTGCGTTGAGCACTTCCATCGATCTTTCCTTCGTGAAGCAGTTCGAACGCGAGGTACACGAAGCCTACCAGCGCCAGGGCTCGCTGCTGCGGGCCACGGTGCGTTCCAAGAACAACGTGAAGGGCGCCTCGACCACCTTCCAGAAGGTCGGCAAGGGCACCGCCTCGACCAAGGCGCGCCACGGCAAGGTGACGCCGATGAACGTCGACCACACGCCGGTCGAGTGCAGCCTGCTGGACTTCTATGCCGGCGATTACGTCGACAAGCTGGACGAGGCCAAGGTGAACCACGACGAGCGCATGGTCATCGCCAACGCCGGCGCCTGGGGCCTGGGCCGCAAGACCGACGAGCTGATCCTGGCCCAGGCGGACCTTTCGACCTCTTTCGTCGGCAGCTATGCCGGCGGCCTGTCGCGCAGCCTGCTGCTGCAGGCGGTGGAGGCGCTGGACGACAACGACGTGCCGGACGACGGCCAGCGCTGGGGCCTGCTGACCCCGCGTCAGTGGTCCATCGCGCTCACCATCCCGGAGTTCGCCAGCGCCGACTTCGTGGGCGACGACCTGCCCTACATGCAGCGCAACCGCACAAGGGCCTGGCTGGGGGTGAACTGGATGCGCCACACCGGCCTGCCGGGCAAGGGCACGGCCAACGCGGTCTGCTTCACCTACCACCGCAACGCCCTGGGCCATGCCTCGGGCGCCGACGTGACCAGCGACATCACCTGGCACGGCGACCGCGCTGCGCACTTCGTGAACAACATGATGAGCCAGGGCAGCTGCCTGATCGACGCGGAGGGCGTGATCGAGATCCGCGTCGACGACACCGCCGGCATCCCGGCCTAAAGGAGGGCAACGACATGGCTTACAACGCGCAGTACCTGACCCTCATGGCACACGGGGCCGGCCAGCAGTGGTGGTCCTACCGCACGGCCGATGCGCCGGCGGCGGTGGATTCCGCCGGCTACTTCGGCGGCGAGGCGGTCGCCATGCTGAAGGTCGGCGACCTGATCTTCGTGCAGCAGGTCGACGACCCGGCGGCGCCGTCGGGCGTTTCGGCGGCGGGCTGGCACCTGGTGCTGTCGAACGACGGCAGCACCGTGGACGTCTCCAACGCCACGGCCATCGCCACCACCGACAGCGACTGAGCCTCCCTGCAGCGCTGACCCTTGCGGGCGGTCTCTTTTGAGGCCGCCCGCATCCTTTTCACCATCGATCGAAGGAAACGGCCATGCCCAAGGCGCTGCCGCAGAACCTGGAGACCATCGCCGCGCTGCAGAGTTTCTGCATCTTCGGCTACCAGAGCGAGGACCCGGTCGCCGCGGTGGCAGAGCCGGGCTACTTCACCAGCTGTGCCGCGCGGCTCATGGCCAACGACCTGATCCTGGTCTGCGCCGACGCCGCGCAGAGCCCGGCCTGGGGACTGTTCCTGGTGCAGCGGGTCGCGCCGCAGGAGGTCGCGCTGGAGAACGTCGCCGGCCTGACGCCCGACACGGTGGGCGGCCTGACCTTCCTGCGCGCCGCTTTGCCGTGGCCGCCGAAGGACAAGGAAAACGCCGGCGGCAAGCGCCGCGGTGCGGCCTGAGGGTGAGCGCCATGGCCGACGTCACCGGGATCTGCAACTCGGCGCTCGCCAAGGTGGGCGCCGCGCGCATCACCGCCCTGGACGAGGGCAGCAAGAACGCCAGCCTCTGCGCCGAGCTCTACGACAAGTGCCGCGACGATCTGCTGCGCGCGCATACCTGGAACTTCGCGGCGGCGCGGGCGAAGCTGGCGCAGGCAGCCGAGCCGCCGGTCTTCGGCTTCGCCC